CGCCCGCTGTCGTTGGTGGGCCCTAACCAGAATGCCATGACGACGCCCCAGGCCGTACTGAGCGAGCCGAGCATGATCAGAAGCGCCTCGGAGTCGGTCACGTTGAAGATGCCGCCCAGCATGCCGGACAAGATCCCGAAGTACCCGATTGTCACCATCAGCGACAGCGTGGCCGGAACCCAGCTTCGCGTCGTGCGCTGCATGTCGCGCGCATCCTTGCGGTCCCCAACGGCCAAGGATTCCATGTCAGCGACTTGCTTGAAGCCCAGCTCCTGCATTTTTACGGCAAAGGCTTGGTCGGCGTTCTTGATCGCAAGCATCTGTTCCGGGGTGACGCCTGACAGCGCGGCCTTGATGCTGGCCTCCGTCTTTTCCGACAAGCCCAAAGCATCGGCCACGGCGCCTACCGCCGCGCCGCCGAGCGGCCCACCCAGTGCCGTCCCGATCCACGGGGCGACGGTCGCCACAAGATTCTTCCAGTCCATGCTATTTCCCCCTCGGGTGTTTGATGACGGCTGCCAGCTCGCGGTTGTGGCTGCTGATCAGAAGATAGATCATGAATCCAATGCCGGTCGAAAGACCAACGCCAAAGCCGAAGAATGCGGCCAGCCACGGGTTCATAGAAAATCTCCTTTGACCATCACGGCAGCCAGGCGCGCAGCACGGTCGCCGACTTGACGTGCCCACTGAGAATCGAGCATGCCGGCCGCGGCGAGGTCATAGCGGCCCGCTTGCATATCCTTGAGCGTGTTTCTGAATCCGAGCAGACGGTTGATGCCCAGGTTGAAGCACATATTGGCAAGCACGTTCTGGCGTGCATCGTTCATTTGGCGCCACCATGGCAGAGTCTTGTCGAGCTGGCGCTCTACCAGGGCGATATCATTCAGCAGCATCAGGTCGATTTCGTCGTCCGAGAAGCCGCGCTCGGTCAGGTTGCGCCCGACGCCGCCCGTAACCTTACCGACCGTGTCGACGTAGATATCACTGCGGCGGCCCTCGTCGATCGTAAGCTGGACTTTCAGTTTTTCATAGTTCATATCAGTCTCGATTGTTGCGGCGTTCGATGATGTGCAGCACCAGGTCGATCTTGTCGGTCAGGCTCTTTTCCATGCTGTCCATGCGGCCCTGGAACTGCTGCACGACTGCGGAGAATCGCTGTTCGTATTGACGTTCCATGCGCGCCGCTTCTGCCTGGTGCGCCTCGCGGGCCTCGCGTAGATCGGTGCGCCAGGATTCCTTCGCTTCTTCCAGTTCCTTGCGGGTGGCCTTTTGCTCGATGCCGCTGGTGATCTTGTTGTGCTGGTCCTTGCAGAAATAGGCAACAACGCCCACAAGAAGCACCACGATCCACGGCCATGGGTTATCAAAACTAGGCATGCAGCCACCTTTTGGAAATGAGAGGGGAGAACAGGCAGCACACGATCAGCTCGGCGTGCTCCAAGAATTTGACGCCAGCGTGATACGGGCTGGCTGGTGGGTAGCCGTCAAGCACCCAGCCGAGGGCGTGCAGCCCGATCAGCAGCACCGAAATGCGCGCGATGATCTGTGATGCTGGAGCTGCGATGCGCATGGCCAGCGAGGCGACCAGCACTTCGACGGCCATGCACATCATGTAGAACGATTCTTCCGGGATCGGAACGAAGATGCCGCACGCGACCACCAGCAACAGCGCCAGCATGCGGCGATCGCGCGCATTGAGTGCCAGCGCCAGCGCGAGAATGATCGCGTACGAGGTCATTTCTTCGGCCGCTTCTCAGTCGGCTTCTTCGGCGGCGGAGGCGGCGGGTTGCCGTTGCCAGCCATATAGTTTTTGTGCATGGTGATTCCTTTCATGGTTAGATAAAGTACGTGCCGGAAATATAGAGCTCTTTCCCGGACAACGTGGCGTTGGTGATCTGTGTCAGCGCGGTCGGGCTCCAGAACGCGAAACGCGTGGATGTGCTGTAACCCTGCATGACGCCAACAGCACTGCCGACATTGCACAGATCGACGCGTGCGCCAGCCCGCCCCATCGAATCGGTGCTCAAGTTGACAGCGAATGGAAGGCCGCCAACTTCGGTTGTCGCTCCGCTGGCGGTAGCTGGGTAAAGGATGTGCGCGTGCCAATGGACCACGCGGCCGATCTTCGTATAGCGTCCTGATGCCTGTGTGAATGTCAGCCCTGCGCCGCTTACGTCAGTGGGGGTAAAGGTTCCTTCTGTCACGCCCCACGATGAATTGCCCCAGTATTCCGTGCATTTGCCAGCAGTGTTTTCGTTCCCGAACACCTCCACGCCAGAGCGCTGCACATTGGTCGGTGTCGCGGTGGCTGTGGCCAGATAATTCCCGGAGATTACGCCAGACTCGCCCTCACCGTTCAGCGTGACAAAAGCACCTGTGGCCACGGAAGCGTGGTTTCCGCTGATGTTAAAGCCGCGCACTTTCCCGCCCGTGCCGCCCAACTGGATAGGTCGCGACGCGGCCGTATCCGAACTGAAATAGCAACCCGTAATGGAAATGCCAGTAATCGATTTTCCGACTGCAGGATTGAGGACAAAATCATTCAGATTGCTGCCTTCGGTGCGGCAGCCTGACATATTCAAGCCCTCGACTGTTCCGGCAATCGACAGGCTGTTTGTAACGCACTGCTCGAAGTTACAGCCGATCAACGACAGATTATTGGTCAAACTATCGGAGTGCAGGTAAAAACCTTCGTCGCCAGTGAATGTGCAGTTAGAGAACCCGTATTGACCGCCGCCAGTGAACGCCTCGAAACGCACCGTGTTGCGTGTGATCTGATAGCCGGCCACATTGTCGAAATTGTTCGAGAAACAGTTCCCGCCGCTAAATACCGCGCCGTCGGCCAGGTTGTAGAACTGAACATTTTTCAGAGTGACGTATGACGTATTCGTCAGGCGCAAGCCCTTCGGCGCGGCGTTGTTGCTGCGGAGCGTGATACCCGAGATGTTGAAATAATAGTTCGATGCCAGCGGCAGATTGAAGTCCAGCACGTATTGCCCAGCAGAGAACCCGGTCGCCATCAGAATCACGGCATGCGCGCCGTCGCCAACGATGGTGATTGAGCCATCACAGGTGAGCGGGGCAGTGATCTTGTAGAACTGGCTCGCCACTTGCGCCGGGAAGTACAGCGCGGCGCCGCTGCGCGTGCGGACGTAGTTGATTGCCGCCTGAATCGCCGCCGTGTCGTCGGTTACTCCATCGCCGACTGCGCCGAAGTCGCGCACGTTGATAATGTCGCGCGCCTTGCTTTGCAGCGTGCGCAGGATAGCGCCTACACCGGCTTGGATAAACCCGATCAGACTTGAACCGACTATAGTTGCATACAGAGTTTGCAGTGCTGTTGCAGATTGTGCTGATGGCGCGACAGTCACCACATTCCCGCTTGCGTCGAATCCGAGCAGGTTATTTGCGCGCGACGCCGCTGCCGGTAACTCTGAAGTCGCACCAGTCTCACTTAACGGGAAATGGAGCGAACGCGAAACAGTCGTCAGCAGTTGCTGGATCATGACGACGACACGATCGAAACCGTCATTGATCACGCGCGGGTAGAAGCCGCCGCTGTTGGTCAGGTCGACCGCTTGCGTGTAGGCGATGTTGCTGCTGGCCACCATGGTATAGCCGACAGCCAGTGTCGCAGCGATGGTGATGATGCCGCCAGGCGCCGCGTTCTGGTCAGGGTTCAGTGTGACGGTATAGTCAGCGTCAAGCACCTTGGTCGATTGAACGCCGGTTGCTACGTTCTTGACAACGACAAGGACATCGGCGCGGGAGAAAACCTTGTACGCAAATGGAAATACCGTGGTCACGCCATCGCCGGTGAATGGCCCGGCAGTTCTGGTGCTGGTGCTGATAGTCATAGGGGGCGCTCCTGGAAAGCTGCATTGTCTGCAGGAGCGCCCCAACTACGCATACTATCGGCCCTTGGCCGCCGGGCTGGCAGTGCCGCTGATCACGCCGCGCGCCGCGTCAATCGGACCGGTCGGCTTGGCGCCGCCGGCCGTATCGATCGCGTAGGTGACCGGCCGAGCAGCCGCTGTGAACGGCAGGCCGGAGATCAAAGATAGCAGCGTTGCAACATCTCGCACTGCTGTCTTTGGCTTGGCCTTCCCCTGCGTTAGATCGTAGACATCCTTGAGCACCCCGGCCGAACCTTCAAGCATGCTGATCGCCGGGCCGGTGCTGATCTTGTCGTCGTACTGTTTGCTGTTGAACCGGTTCGCGGCCACGTTCGCTATCTGACCGACGACGGGGATCATGGCGGTGGCAGAGCGCAGCGTGCCCCACCCAAACGTTTGCGCCATCCAGTCATCCCAGTGCGCGCCGTCTTTGTCCTCGTCGTCCGGTCCGCCGCGGAACGCCAGCGCAATGGCTTGCGCTACCCATGCCGGCGCCAAGAAGCCGAACATCAGGGCGTATAGCCCACGCCCGGCTTTCGTCTTCAACCCGGTGTCCTGATGGATCGTGCGCGCGAACTCGGTACCCAGGATGTTTGCCTGCATATTGAAGTAGCCGGCGAACTGGGTGAAGATCCGGGCGAAAGCGGTGCCGGTCTCGAAACGGGAAATGTCCTCTGGCAGCGTGCTGCCCTGAGTCTCGCGCACCGCAGAGTCAGCCAGGCGCCGCGCATACAGAACGATTTCCGGCTCGGTCAGACCGGCCGGCGCGTTTTCCATCGCCTCGGTATAGGCGCCTGACCAGATGATCGGGCCCATGACGTTGTCGACCGCCGACTGCAGGAAGTAGGTATGCTTCAACGCCCATGCCAGGCTTTTCTCGTACAGGTTCTGATTGAACAGGATTTCATTGATCGCGCCCGTCATCGCGCCAACTTCGTTTTCCATGCGGTTTGCCATGTACGGCGAGGCGGCGGCAACCGACGCTGCCAGCTCGCGCGGCGCGCGCAGATACTCGACCATGGCATTTCCGAGATAGCGTGGCTTGACCTTGAGCAGCGCGATCGAGAACCCGGTGATCTGCTGCGCGGTGTTCGACACGTTGGCGAACATGGCCGCCATGCCGGCGCGCTGGCGTAGCACGCTGAAGAATCGCATGGTGCCGTTGTCGCCAGCCACCGGGGTTTCGACCTGCTGCCTAGCGGCGCGGCTCAGCCACGGCGTCAGCAGCCCGTCGTATGCCGTCGAGTCGATCCGGTGCAGCGGCGCGCTGACTGCATCGCTGCCCAGGATGCGGCGCACATCGGCGACCGGCTGTTCCAGGTGCGTGAACAGCAGCACCTTGTCGATGTGCTGGGCCAGCAGGCGCAAGTCGAGCAGCAGCGGCCGATTGTACTCGACCCGGGCCTTGGTAAATCCCTTGCTGGTGGACGGCAGCACGTTCATCATCGCGGACATTTCCTCTTTCATGATCGCGCGCGTCTTGGCGTCGGCCACGATCCGACTGTCGGCAACGGCCGGCACGTAGCCACCCTTGTACCTACCCCATGGCGTGTCGAAGGCATCGGCGGTGACTTCATCGAAGTAGCGGCCGAAGACCTGGCGGTGCGTCTTCTGGGCGGCCGGCTTCATCTCTTCCAGCAGATCCCATACCTGCTGCGCAAAATCGAAGTCGGTTTTGGTCAGCACGCCCTCGGTGATCATGCGGTTCACGAACGCGTCCCAGCGCGAGGTGTCGAGCGTGCCGTCCTCCTGCTGCGTTGCCCAGTTGCGGCCGAGGAGCAGCTTTTTCTTGTTGCCCGCGTTCCCAGTGTGCAGGATCGCGTGCAGCAGCTCGACCTTGCCCATGCCGCCATTGTCGTAGCCGAAGGCGTAGCCGATCTCCGGCGCCGCGATCTTGACCTTCTTGAGCGTGGGCGCGATCGGGTCGAGCACCTCGCGGAATTTCTTCAGGTATTTGGCGCGGTCCAGCCGGTAAGCGTCGGCCGCATCCTTGATCGGGTTCCAGATGAACTTGCGGAATGGCCCCATTTTTTGATCGCCATCCTTCAGGTCGGCCCAGGCCTCCACCCGGCGCAGCGACGCCTTGATCGTCTGGATGCGCGTCAGCCGTACCTCTGCCGGCGTGATTGCGTGCGTGTCCCCCGGAATAGTCTCCGGCACGCCGATCTCGTCCATGCGCGCGCGGAGCTGGTCCTGGATATCCTTGCGGTCCATCAGGTCGCCGTCAATCTCCATCTGGCGCGAGCGGCTGGCCAAATACCACAGCGATTCCACCTCGTCTTTCAGCGCGCCCAGCTCGTCGACGGTCAACTGCTTGATCGGCTTGGCGTTGGCCGTCGCGGTCTCGATCGTCGATCGCAGGATGCGCGCCAGGCTCGGGTCGTAAGCGTCGACGGCGGACAGGTACTCGGCCGCCCGGGCGCCGCGGGTGCCGATGCCATATTCGGCCAGGATCGCACGCGTGGCCTGCACCATGTCCATGTCGCGCGTCTTGCTGGCGGTCTCGTTCTTGCCGTTCGCGATCCGGGTGAAGCGCGTCATCGTGCTGCGGATATCGGCGCGCGCGTCCATCGCGGCTTTCGCGGCATAGCTGTTTATCAACTGGATCTGCTTTTGGGCGGCTGCTTCCTGGATGTCGCCGGCCTTGAACGCCTTGTCTGCAGCGCGGGCGGCGCGGCGGGCGGAAGCCTCGAACAGATCCGGCCGTAGCTCGGCGATCACGGTGCGGCGCACGACCTTGTCAGCATAGGCTTGCGCGGCTTTGGCCAGGATGGCGGGGGAGCCGGTTGCCTTACGAAGGGCATTCAACTCGGTGGCCAGGAATCGCGTGTGCGCGCGGCTGTGGATCGCCTCGGCGATGGCCTGCTTGATCGCTACCGGGTCGTTCAGGTCGCCGTAGCGTTCCAGCATGCGCTGGTCGGTGCGCTCCTGAATCACCTGCTTGGCCGGAGGTGCTTCCAGCATGTTGCGCACCAGGGTGTCGCCATCCTGGAATCCAAGAAGATCGGCGGCCACATCCGGGGACAGCCCCTCGGTTGCCAGCGCACCGTACTTGCCGTATCCAAGCGGCTCCCAGTCCAGTCGTGCGAACTTGTCACCCTCACCGCCGTACATCTCGATCAGCGACTCGATCGCCAGCTTGTGCATGCCGGCGGGCGTGCCGTCAGGATTCAGGCCGCGAGAGAAGAAGGTGCGCGCCACGTTGACCGGCTCGGCCATCACTTCGGCTGTCACCTCTTCGCGCATGGCCTGGCGCTTGGCAGCGTGCTCGCGCTGCAACTTCTTGAGCGCGCCGGCCCGGGCGTTTTCCAGCCATTGCATGTCGCGCAGGCTACGCGTTTCCAGGTCGCGCACGGCGCCTTCGGATTGTTCCATGTTCAGGCCGCGGTAATCCTCCCATTCCTGGTCGGTCATGAATTCCGGCTTCTCGCCGAATAACCCGGCAAACCCAGCCTCGCGTTCGGCCTGCTCGATCGCTTCCGCGCTGGCCAGCATCCGGTCGAACACGCCGCGCACCTCGGGGGTCAGTTCGACGTTCAGGGCTGACAAGCTCTTGTAGACGTTGACCAGCCAGGAGCGGAAACGCGAGAACAGGCCGGCCAGTTCTGAAGTCGGCGCCTTGCCGTCGAATAAAAATGCCTCGAAGCCCCGCGCAAACTGTTCGTGGTATTTGCGCTTCTGCTCGATGTCGTAGCCGTCCCAGGTGGCCAGGTCTGGCACACCGAACCAGACAAGCAGCGCGTCCATATCGGCGCGTACCTCGGCAGGTGCATCCTCGCGGCTGGCGATGTCGTTCATCACTTCGAGGAAGAAGTGGCCCGACTCGTGTAGGAAGGTCGACAGGTCGGCGCCCTTGAGCAGCGTGATCACGCTTGGCGTGCTGGTGATATCGTCGGCAAAGGACAGACTGCCGCGCTCGCCCTGCGCCACCGTGTTCTTGTCGTAGGCGGCGCGGAACGCCTTGCCGTCGTCGGTCATGTTCGTGCTAGGGGCGATCTCGAAGCCCTGCGCGCGCGCGGCGTTGTAGAGCGCCGTGGCAACGCCCTTGCGGCGGTGCGCCTTATCGACATGGACCTCGCGCACGTCGGCGGTCTTGCCGTCGTCGGCGACCTGCAGATCGAGGTGCCCGACCTCTTTGCCGTCGATCATGGCGCGCACGGTGGTGTCGTTGGCGCCGGGCGGCGTTGCGAAGTCCAGCATGAACTGGTCGTCAGCGCTGCGCTCGATCTTGTCGGTGGTGATGCGGGTCTCGATCTTCTGCGCTGGCGCCTGGTCCAGCGTCTTGGCGCCGGCCATGCGCTCGGCGCGCACCTGCAGCGGGTAACGCTCGGCCATCGCCTCGGGCGTGATGCCCAGCTTGGCGGCCTGCACCGCGTAGAAGTTGCCGACCATCGAGGCGTATGCCTGGTTGACGTCTAGCGAGAAGCGGCCGGCGGCGTTCAGTTGCTCGAGAATGCTGCTCGAGACAACGTCGCGCGAGGCGTTGAAGGTGCTGTCTTGCTGCTTTGCTTCGAGCGTGCGGCGCACCTCTTCGGCCAGCTCCTTGGCAGCGCCGCTCTGCATGTATTCGTTGGCCGTGGTCTGGGTGAATCCGCCGGGCTGGTCGGCAAGGTGCGGGATGATCGTGTTCGCGATCTCCGGCCCGGCCATGTTCGCCATCAGCTCGGCGATCGGAATGCTGATCTCGGCGCCAGTGGCAGCAGACAGTTCGAGCTGGTTGGCCACGGCAGGGATTGCTGCGGCGACCTGTTCCATCATGCCGGACTCGGCCAGCGCCTGCGGGGTGATCCAGACGGTGTCGCGGCCTTCCTGCATCAGCGATTTAAGGAACGACTCGGTAGTGCTAGCATCGCGCTCGCGCACCTTGGACGCGGCGGCCAGGTCGTTGAGCTGCGCCAGCGCGCCACCGACGTCGACAGCGTGCTGCGCCTCCTGGTGCCGGCCCTGTGCACGCAACATGACTTCGCTGCCGCCGCCCATGACGGCCGACTGCGTGATCGTGGCCAGCAAGGTCTGGTAGGCAGCTCCGGGGCGCTCAGCCGCGTATTGGGCCCAGGTCTTGTCTGGATTGGCGATGGCCGTGTCGACAGCGTCCTGCGTCAGCGTGGCGAGCTGCTCCGATGGAATTTCGCGCGCCAGCAGCCCGGTCAGGAAT